ATGAGCTGATGGATGTTCGTGATAATGTGCTAGAATATTTGAAAACCAAGCGTTGGGACTAATTTATGGATTTTTTGAAAGACATTGTAAAAGAGATTGGAGATGACTTCACCAAACTAGCATCAGACATCGATGAAACAGAAACATATGTTGACACAGGTTCGTACATTTTTAACGGACTTGTTTCAGGGTCTATATTTGGTGGTGTATCTGGGAATAAGATTACTGCCATTGCTGGCGAGTCTAGCACTGGAAAAACTTTTTTCAGCCTTGCAGTCGTCAAGAACTTCCTTGATTCTAATCCTGATGGGTATTGTCTATATTTTGACACTGAAGCGGCTATTAACAAGTCTCTTATTGCAAGTCGGGGTATCGACTTAGATCGACTTGTAGTTGTCAATGTTGTTACTGTAGAAGAGTTCCGCAGCAAGGCACTCAAAGCGGTAGATATATACCAAAAGAAACCAGAAGATGAGCGCAAACCCTGCATGTTTGTGCTAGACTCTTTGGGGATGCTTTCCACTGAGAAAGAGATTAACGACGCACTCAACGATAAACAAGTTCGGGACATGACCAAATCCCAACTCATCAAAGGTGCGTTCCGTATGCTCACTCTCAAACTGGGCCAAGCAAACATTCCAATGATCGTTACGAATCACACCTACGATGTCATCGGCGCATACGTTCCAAC